AGTGGCAACAATCTCAAAGACTTGCATCTTAACCTGAAAGGAGTGTGGTTAGGCGAGAGATCGCCTAGCCCTTTTTTTTTAACCAAAGGAAACATTATGACATTTTTTCATGGACTAGGTATGTTTATATATAACATGGCTGCCCTATTACTAGGTGCAATCATTGCATATATAATTATTAATAGATTAGAGAAAGAAAGAAAAAGAAAAGAAAACTTGGAGTATTTAAAAGGAAAGAGATGGGATCAAGATGACGATACGAACTAAACCCTATATAGTATATACTAACCCCCCCTGCAATGACAGGTTATCATATCATACTTTTAACGAAAAGTATACGAGTCACGTTGACACACGAAAGAAAGTATGCTATAAGTGTAATTCAAAAGCAGATGTAGTAGTTAATAAAAAATATTATTGTGCTACACATGCAATCAACTTAATAGAATAATATGACAGATAAAGCAATAAAAGAACCAAGAACAAGAACACCAGAAGAAAAAGTATTGATAGGTATTATACAACAAGCTATGGAAGATTCTTTTGATCTTAGTAGTTCTACAAACTTATCAATGGGTGAAATACAACAAGCCCGTAATTGGTTTTATACTGCAGCTTGTAGAGACATATGCGATCATCTGGGTACAACCCATGACCATATTAAAAAGCTATATAATATACTATCAGATAAATATAAACGAGGATTAGTTACAAGAGATGAACTAAGATTCGCAATAAGAAGATTGGAGTTAAAACTATGAAGATAAAAGAGATAGAGAAAAAGATAGGAACACTATCAAATCCTAGTAAAATGCCCTCGTATGCTTGGGGTATATCAGCAAAGAGTTGTATTACTGGTAGCAAGTTAGCAAAGATAAAAGGTACGATATGTAATAAATGCTATGCCTTAAAAGGTCACTATGCTTTTAAAAATGTATTTGATGCACATGAGATAAGACGTAAGGCTATAGAATTAAACGAGTGGGTAGACTACATGGCAGAACTACTTACCTTAAAATATAAAAATCTAGATAAAACAAGAAGATATCATAGGTGGTTTGACTCTGGTGATCTACAATCTTTTGGTCACATGATGAAGATATTCGAGGTGTGTGAATTAACACCACATATAAGATACTGGTTAGCTACAAGAGAGTATCAGTTTATAAAAGACATCAAAGAAAAAGATGTACCAAAGAATTTATGTTTGCGTGTATCAGCAATCAAAGTAGATAGTAAGCCACCTACATTTTGGAAGTGGACATCTGGTGTACACAAAGATAAAAAAGCAATAGGTAGAGAATGTCCTGCTTACAAACAAGATGGTGAGTGTGGTAGTTGTCGTGCCTGTTGGAGTCGTAAAGTTAAACAAGTGAGTTACAAGGAGCATTGATGACAGAACAAGATAAACAAGATTTAATATTTGCAAGTAGTTATTATTTATTTGAAACTTTACCACCTGGCTTTCAACATTGGCATGAAGATTTACTAAACAAATGGATTGAAGAACATGCGTGGCAACCTTTTGAAAATTGGACAGGTGAAGACTTGTGGGTTGAAATTGAAAAACTAGCAGATGGAGTAAGAAAATATATAAAGGAGAACAAATGATAACATATAAATTTATAGCAGGAGATGGGACAGATTCTTTTGCTGAGTTTACAGAAATAAAAGCAATGAGTTTAAAAAAAGCATTGAGTTCTTTTCAAACTAAAGCAGGAGATTTACATGCAGTAGTTGTAGAGTGGACAAGCCGTAAAGGTAATACAAGTAGTAAGGTAGTTAGACTACCATACAAAACAAGAAAAGAAAGAAAGGGTAAACTATGAGAATGATGAAAGATAAAAATATAAGACCTATATATGAAAAACATTACGAGTGGTGTATTAAAGAGGGTAGAGATACAACTTGGTATGATGATTACAAGAAAGGAGATTATGACATTCGTGTGGAAGCACCCAAAGTATTACAAAGAAATAAAAAAACAAAACAACTTGACAAATAAAGTAAATCATGATAAAGGATTAGACAATGAAAATATACAAAATAAGGTTAGTGGGAATGGGGATAGAGGCTATGGCAATGTTACCATTCGAAAACGAACCAACAGCGGAAGAAGTAGAAAATAAAACAGCAGAATATCTAACACATAATCTAATGAAAATAGAATCAGATGGAAACTTCTATGCTGATAATAGATATACATTAACATACGAGGAAGTACAATCTTGAATTACAACCAACAACTAGAAGTTATAAAGGGCATGGCTTTAAAAAGTGATACTCAATATAGAGTTGATTGCCCTTTCTGCAATAATAAAAATACATTATCAGTAGATACTACAGAAAATAAAACATCTTGGTATTGTTTTCATTCTTCTTGCAGTGCAAAAGGTAAAAAGGAAGGAGAAAAAAATATGCAATATGTAGAAAAAGTTTTTCATGGTAATCAAGATTTACACATAGAAGATATAGAATTTAAAATACCAGATAGCTTTCAGTCAATATACTCAAATGAAAAAGCAATGCGTTGGCTATCTAATAATAATTGTTGGGAGTCTTGGTCATGGGGTCGTGCAGATTTTAAATATGATGTAAGACAAGATAGAGTTGTGTTCCTAGTTAAAAATAGATACTCACATAAAATAGTAGGTGCAGTAGGTAGAGCATTAAATAAAAATATTTTTCCTAAATGGTTTATGTATGGTAATAAAGATGTACCATTTAAATGTGGTGAGTGTAGTGACTCTGTAATTGTAGAGGATTGCCCATCAGCTTGTGCAGTATCAAATGTATTAACTGGTGTGGCAATCATGGGTACAAAATTAAAAGAAATACAAAAGTCACATTTAAAACCATATAAAAATTTATATATATGTTTAGATAGAGATGCTACAACAAAAGCATATGACATGGCAAAAGATTTAAGATCCTCTGGATTTGAAAATGTAATAGTAAAACCACTAGAAGATGATCTTAAATACTACAATACAGAACAAATAAGGGAGATGTTTTATGGGTGATAAAATACATAATGAAATTATTGAAAGCTGGAACAGTTGGAAATATGATATACTAGATATGAATAGATCTAATTGGACAAAAGATGATCAACTTATATTAGAAACTATTGACAAAATTTTAAGAAATGAGTTAAATAAAGATATAGAAATATCTTTATTGGAATCACAAATTAAATTACAAAAAAAATAAGGGAGATGTTTTATGGCAATAGATTATGATAGAGGACCAAATGATCTTGAGGAAACAATAGATAGATTAGAAAAACAAAAAAAGTATTTACAAAAACAAGTTAAGAAAGCAGATAGAACTCAAGAAATTATGGCTCTATATGCAGAAGTTAAAAGATTAAAAAATGAAAATGAAATACTACAAACTAATCTACACAAAATGAAAAGTTTGCATAATGCAAAAGTATTAGAAAAGAAAGGTAAGTAATGATAGAAAAACAGGCAATTAAACTAATGCTAAATAAAAAATTTTATACACAATACAAAGGTGTTGTTTCTCCTACGATATTTTCTGGAGATATAAGTTCTTTATTTACTACGATACAAAAGGCACATGAAAAATATGACAATGATATAAAACTAGATGAACTATATGCTTTGCATACAGCTATATTTAATCCTGCATTAACCCGTGCTGCAAAAGAAAAGTTTAGTGAGTTAGTAGAAGATATAAAAGAAATAAAAGAACCTAATAAAGAAATAGCAAGAGATATAATGCGTGTGCTATCAGATAGAGATTTAGCACAACGTATAGCTGTAGAAGCTACTGAGATATTTAATGGTAAAGATGCTAATTTTGCTGAAATAACTGGCATGATTGATAAACATAAATACAATGTGGATGATGATAAAGTTCCTGCAGTTACAAATAATGTTAATGAAGTTTTAGATTTGTTAGATGTTACCACTAAATGGAAATTTAACATACCTGTACTAAAAGAAAACGTAGGAGGTATTGGTGGTGGTAATCTAATGATAGCATTTGCTAGACCAGAAACAGGTAAGACAGCATTTTGGGTTAGTCTTTGTACTGCACCAGATGGGTTTGCTAGTCAAGGTGCAAAGATACATGCTTTTATAAATGAAGAACCTGCAATACGAACACAGATGAGAGCCATATCATGTTATACTGGTATGACTAGAGAAGAAATAATAAATGAAAAAGATATTGCTAGTAGAGTATGGTCAGAAATAAAAGATAATATATCAATGTTTGATACAGTTGATTGGTCTATGGGTGATATAGATATGCATTGTGAAAAACATAAACCAGATATAATAGTTATAGATCAGTTAGATAAAATAAATGTCACGGGCACATATGCAAGAACAGATGAAAAACTAAGACAGATATATACAAGTGTTAGAGAAATAGCAAAAAGAAGAAACTGTGCTGTCATTGCAATATCACAAGCGTCTGCAGAAGCACACAACAGAAACAGCATATCATTTGATCAAATGGAAAACTCTAAAACAGGTAAAGCTGCAGAGGCAGATTTGATTATAGGCATAGGTAGAAACTCTAATAGTGATACAGAAAATAAAATAAGAACACTTTGTATAAGTAAAAATAAAATAAATGGCTATCATGGTGAGCCATCTTGTACAATTAGAAGAAGCATAAGTAGGTACGAAGTATGATAACAACAGTAGACGTAGAAACATCTTGGCAGAAAACAGAGAATGGTGGGTATGATCCATCACCTTTTCACCCAGATAATATATTAGTTAGTGTAGGTATAAATGATGAGTATTATTTTACTAATCATAGTGAAAGAATAGATGACGGATGTTATCACAAGATACAATCTATACTAGATAAATCAACTTTGCTTATTGGTCACAACATAAAATTTGATTTAATGTGGTTGCTTGAAGCAGGATTCAAATATAATGGTAGAGTATATGATACTATGTTAGGTGAGTATATACTTAATAGAGGTATAAGAAAAAGTCTAACATTAGAAATGTGTTGCCGTAGAAGAAAGATAGGATCAAAAGATAATAGAATAAAAGAGTTTACCGATAGAGGCATATCTTTTGAAAATATACCTGCAGATATTGTAGAAGAGTATGGTAGAATAGACGTAGAAATAACAAGAAGATTATTTAATTCTCAAATGCAAGACTTTAGATTACCTAAAAATAAAGATCTTTTGATGACAGCTAAAATGATGAATGAGTTTTTAGTTGTGCTATCTGACATGGAAATAAATGGAATCAACATAAATTTAGATGAGCTAAATAAAGTAGAAAAAGAATACAGAGCAGAGTTTGCTTATCTAAAACAAAAGATAGATAAGATAGTGTATAAACAAATGGGAGATACTAAAATAAATTTATCTAGTCCAGAGCAATTATCTTGGTTAATATATTCTATAAAACCAAAAGATAAAAAAGAATGGGCTAAAATATTTAATGTAGGTATAGATAAGAATACAGGTAAAAATAAAAAAAGACCACAATATTCTAGAATACAATTTAGAAATCTTGTAGCAGATAATACTGAAACTATATACAGAACAGTTGCATCACAATGTTTAACTTGTTCTGGTAAAGGTGTTGTTAGAAAAATAAAAAAAGATGGAAGTCCATATAAAAATTACAGCAAGTGTAGTGACTGTGATGGTGATGGTTATATATATTCTGCTATTGCAAAGATAGCAGGGTTTAGGCAAAGACCTAGAAATGTATATGATATTGCTGAGTCTGGTTTTAGAACAGATAGAATAACACTAAATAAAATAGCTTCAGAAGCAGAAGGTGAGTTCAAAGAATTTATAGATGCAATTGTAAGACATAATGCAGTTGATACTTATCTAAATACTTTTGTAGAAGGATTAAAAAACTTTACAAATGAAAAAGGTTTTTTACATCCTAAGTTTATGCAAGCGATAACTGCAACTGGTAGGTTATCTAGCCGTGATCCTAACTTTCAAAATCAACCAAGAGGTAAAACATTTCCTATTAGAAAAGTTGTTACATCTAGATTTGACAAAGGTAGTATACTTGAGATAGACTTTGCACAGTTAGAATTTAGAACAGCTGTGTTTCTTGCACAAGATAAACAAGGTATGGAAGATATAAAAAATAAAATAGATGTACATCAATACACTGCAGATATTATAGGTGTATCAAGGCAAGATGCAAAGGCACATACATTTAAACCTTTGTATGGTGGTGTGACTGGTACAGAAGATGAAAAAAGATATTATACTAAATTTTTAGAAAAGTATAAAGATATAAAAAAATGGCATGAAGACTTACAAAGTGAAGCCATTAGATTTAAAAGAGTTAAACTACCAACAGGTAGGGAGTATGCTTTTCCTTATGCAGAAAGAACACCATGGGGTGGATCTACATATGGAACTCAAATAAAAAACTATCCTGTACAAGGTTTTGCAACAGCAGACATTGTACCATTAGCTTGTATAAATATATCTAAGCTAATGAAAAAACAAAAGGTAAAAAGTTTACTTGTAAACACAGTTCATGATTCTATCGTGGCTGATGTTTATCCTGGAGAAGAAGATGTGATGAGTAATATATTTAAACAGGGCACAGCAGATGTAATACCTGCACTAAAAAAGTATTACAAAATAAACTTTAACGTACCACTTGACACAGAGTTAAAAATAGGGTATGACTGGTTAAATATGAAGGAGGTAAACTAATGTACATAGATAAATATAATATAAAAGTTATAGGTCAGCAGTATAATAGTAAAAAAGAAAAATATGATAATAACTTAATTAAAGTAACTTTAAATTCAACTGATGGTATACATAGCAAAAAATTTATACCAATGCTAGAAGAACTTATTGATGCTCATGAAGGGCATGAATTAGAGTTAGATATTAAAATAAAACAACATCAATACGAGGACTAATATGACTAAAAGATATAAAGTTCACTACACAGCAGACATCTGGGAAGTTGTAGAGATTGAAGCTGATTCAAAAAAAGAAGCAGAAGATAAATTTAATGAGGGAGAGTATGAAGAGCCAGGTGAAGAAATGGGTAGAGAAAATGTTAAAGTAGATTTAATAGAGGAGGTCAATAATGACTAAAGAAATAGAAGCATTAGATACTTTAGATGAGTACGCTGATGATGAGTATGCAGCATTCTTAGAATATACTGCATTAAAAGATCAATGTATTGCAGAGCCTACAACTCTGTATATTGATAACAACCATGAGTTTCTTTCAGAGTATACTTACTTTGCACAGACTGATGGTTTAGACGTAAAAGTAGGAGATTGGGAGACTAGAATATGTTAGGAGAAATAATGTTATTTTTTGTAGTATGGATAGCAATAGGTGCGATAATAGAGTCTATAAATAATACTTGATTTTTTTGTAAAATGTGGTATAAGATAAATATAAAAAGGAGGACAAATGTCTGATAATAATTTAACTAATATAAAAAAAATGTCTGATGAGCAAATAATGCAAGCTATTGGGCAAGATGATGGGTCTAGTCTGGGCACTAACATTCCTAGATTAGCTATCAATCGTACACCAGAAGATGATGATGGTAATCAATTACCAGTTGGTCATTTCTATACTTATGATTCTAGTGTGGGTCAAAATGTATTTGGTAAACCTGTAACACTTAGACCATTTATAAGTGCAATGCAATACATGCACTATGATGCTGATAAAGGTGAATACATTAATAGATCTATAATATTCAAAAGTTGGAAAGAAGAAGCTATAGATATTCTGGGTGGTACAAAATGTGGTAAGATTGCTTTTAAAGATAGAGCAAGTCTTACTCCAGAACAATCTGAACAGCAAAGAACTATAAGATGTTATAAACTTGTATACGGTTTATTATCTTTCGATAAAGGTAAAACTGCACAAGGACAATCACACTCTGTAGAAAACTTACCTGTATTGTATAGAGTTACGGGTACAGCTTTCTCACCTGTTAGTTCTGCCTTAGATCAACTAAAGAAAAGAAAAAAATTAATGTTTAATTGTAATTTTTCTTTAGATACTAAAAGACAGAAGAAAGGCGGTAATGTATTTTATGTGCCAGAGATAGGTGTAAATGCTGATGCTAATCTACAATTATCTGATAATGATATGGAAACTTTAAAAGTATTTCAAGATTCTATTGATGTTGAAAATAAAGAAGTTATAGATTTATATAACTCTGCAAAATCTAAAAAGTCTAATGGTCATGATGCTGCTGATGCTAAGTTAGTTGAAGAGATAACTCCAGAAGACGTGCTATCTGCATCATAATGAATAACATATTATTGAAGGTACAGAAATATCTTGACAGTGTATCTCAAAATCCTGTACGGCTAGACAAACGGCTAGTAAAGGAGTTTAGTAAGGCGTGTGAAAACGCCTTATTAAAACAGTTTGAGGGTGAAAGAAAAGATAAGTTTGAGCCTAGAATGTCTAATATAGGCAGACCATTATGTCAATTGCAAATGGAAGCAAAGGGTATAAAAGGTGAGGGTCAACCTTATAATGTTAAGATGAGAAATACTTTCGGAGATATGGTAGAAGCACTTGCTATATTTGTAATGAAATCAGCGGGTGTTGATATACAGAATGAACAAAAAAGTTTAACTTATAAATTTGATAAAGGTAGTATTGAAGGGAGACAAGATGTTGAGATTGATGGAAAAGTATGGGATATTAAAAGTGCATCGCCATATTCATTTGAAAAAAAATTTGGAGAGTCTGGAGGGTTTAGTGAAGTTATTAAAGATGATTCCTTTGGATATGCGTCACAAGGATTTTTATATGGAGAAAGTCAACAAAAAGAATTTGGTGGTTGGATAGCTATAAATAAATCTACAGGTGAGTGGACTGTATGTGAAACACCTGCCGCAGTAGATGATCACAAAAAGAAAGCTATTAAAACTGCAGAGGATAATTTAAAAGCATTGAAAGATGGTAAACCTTTTAAAAGATGCTACGATGATATAGAAGAAACTTTTAGAAGTAAGCCTACTGGTAATAGAGTTTTGGGTTTTGTATGTTCATATTGCCCATACAAACTTCCTTGTTGGGGGAGAGATAAATTGCAGTTGTTACCGCAACAGCAATCTAAAGGTAAGAATCCTAAATGGGTTTGGTACACTTCTGTAACAAATCCTAAAGAGGAGATAGAAGAGTATGGTGGGGATTAGTTTAAGGGGTCTAGTCTTCACCGACTCTTTTGATGTTATGTCACATTTATATTTTGTTGTTTTTAAAAGTAAAAAAGATAATGACTATAAATTATTTACTAATGAAATATTTGATAGTGAAAAAAAAGCAAATGAGTTTGGTAAAAAAAGTATGAAAAGAGGTTTTGAACACAAAGTTTTAGAGTATACAAAAGATAATGTAGACAGGTATTGGTATGACGAAAAAAGATAAATTAAGTTTAATTAACTCTGTTAAGGTAATAGTTAGTCCTTGGCAAAAAGGTTTTACTTGTGGTATTGTTATGGATTCTAAATCCAGAATGGATACCGAAGAATATGAATTATGTTCTACAATAGCTAGAGGCATGATAAAAATGGCAACATCAGATCCCCATTCAACGTTTCTATGGGGTCTTCGTGGTTTTGCTGACGATAGAAACAAAAATAAAAAGGACTTGACTATTAGCTCCGTTGCTGAATTTGACGAAGAGAATAATATAATAGACTTTTTAGAATTTTTAAAAAAGAAACGGGACAAGGAGTTAAACTAGTGGCAACACATTTAGTTATTGGTGACCCCCATTGCACACCTAGAACAAGCAATGAAAGATTTCTGTGGGCAGGTAGACTAGCTGCAGATTTTAAAGTTACACATGTAATATGCATGGGTGATTTTTGTAGTATGGATTCTTTATCTAGCTACGATCGTGGTAAAAAATCTTTTGAAGGTAGAAGATATCAAAGAGACATGCAACATTCTCATGAAGCATTATCTTTATTTAATCAAGGTTTAGGTAATTACAAACCTAAGAAGATTATGATTCATGGTAATCACGAAGATAGGATTGATAGATTTGTAGAAGATAATCCAGAGTTAGAAGGATCTATAAGTATAGACGATCTAAAGTTTAAAAAGTATGGTTGGCAAGAAGTAAGATACAAAGCTATTAAAGTAATAGATGGTGTACATTACTCACACCACTTACCATCTGGTATTATGGGATCAGCTATATCTGGTGAGAATATTGCACGATCTATCTTGACAAAACACAAAGTTTCTGCTACAGTAGGACATAGTCATTTGTTTGATTATGCTATGTCTACTCTACCTAATGGTAGAAAGTTACATGCTGTATCTGCAGGTTGTTATCTTAACCATAAAGAATTTTTTGCTAGAGATACACAACATATGTGGTGGAGTGGTTTAATAGTTAAAAGAGAAGTTAAGAATGGTAATTATAATCTAGAAACAATTGATATCAAAACTGTTAGGAGAGAATATGGAAGCTGATAATGTAAATAGACCAGTGCATTATATGCATGGTAAGAAAGAAACTATTGATGTTATATGTGACTGCATGACTAATGATGAGTTTCATGGATATCTAAAAGGTAATATCTTGAAGTATGTTGCAAGATATAAATTTAAAGGAGAACCATTGGAAGATTTACAAAAAGCACAATGGTACTTAAACAGACTAGTAAAGGAGGTCAGTAATGGGGCAGGTTAAACAAGCAGTGCTAGAAGTAGAAGACTTTGTTTCTGCATGCGTTAGAGATGGTAGAACTCTTAATCAAACTATAAGAGATGCTAGAGAATCTAAAGCTGCAAGACATAATCCATATCTTGAAGATGAAGATATGGTAGAAAATAAATACTATCAATTTAAAGGAGTGTGGTAATGGACATAAGATCGTTAATAGTAAAAGCGTTAAGAAAAAAATATGAAGCAGATATAGAACAGGCAAAGACAACTGTTAATATATATCTTGAAAGACCTGTGGGTATAGGTGAACACCCACAACATTTAGAAGAAGTAGATAAATTACTTAGTGTAATTGTTGATGCAGAAGATAAGATGAGAGCATTAAACAATCACTTTGATGATGATATTCCATTTTAATAGGAGGATATATGGAGAAAGAAAAAGGACAACCTAAAACATATCTTGTAACATCTGAGTTACTTATGGATCTTATGAGATATTTAATGACAAGGCCATATGGTGAAGTTCATACTGTTATGAATAAACTAGCAAGCCTTACACCTCATACAGGAGAAAGTAATGAAGGAAAAAAGTAATATAGATAAGTATACAGGTATACTGTTTGAGTTAAAGATAGGACTTAACAAAGACAATGCAATAGTAGTAGATTATGGTGGTAAACCTGTAGGTAAAATTAGAGAAGCATTAAAAGGTTATCCATATCATGGTAATCTATGTGCTGCTGTAATAAATCATGCTAATTCTGTAGGGAGAAAATTAGAAAATGATATTAAACAAATTATACAAAAAATATAAAGTTTATTTAGTGCAAAAAAAAAGACACCCAGAGTAACTTCTCTGCGTGTCTCGTTGTTGCCTGCTCAAGGGGGGTCGTTATGGCTCCCCTTTTTTATTTTAGTTTATTCATTTGCTCATTTAAAGATTTTTTAACTGGTAATATTAATCTACCAGTATCATCCTGTGGGTTCATTAATTTAGCAATTCTTGTTATATATACATCTTTTAAAAATTCTGTATAATCTTCTTTTTCAGCGTACTTGCCTAATCCGTCAAAGTAATTAATTGTATCATCACCTCTAGCAATAGATTCTCTAACACCCTGAAAATTAGAACCAGTTTTTATTAAATTTAAAAAGTCTTTAATACTTTCTTCTGGGCTGTTATATTTTTTTACCTTTGCTTGTTTATCTGGATCTGATGATAGTATGTAAGGTTCTTTACCTACAGCCTGTATACCAAAAAAATTATTAGCTGCTTTAGCTGTATCTGCATCTTTGTATTTAAAGTTACCTGTTTCAGCTGTAGCTATAGTTAAAATAAAATCATCATTAAGATTAGCTTCAAAAGAATCTGGAGCATAAGTAGATTTTACTTCTCTTATTTTTTTTAAAAAGTTTCTGTGATCTTTAAATTCATCCATAGTTGAATGTATAAGTAGTAAACTAACAATTCCAAGCCCTAAGAGCTTTATTAATTCTTGAATTAGGGTCATTAGCAGTTTTAGCAGATGTAAGTTTTTTCTTCATACCTTTCATCCTAGCACAAAAGCTAGCACGCCTCTTGTTGCCAACCTTTTTGCTAGGTCTTTTTAAATTAGCACCAGTCGTTCTTTTAAAATATCTACGACCTGCTTCATTCAATCCACCTGATGGGTTCTGATATTTTTTTGCTACCATTATTTTTTCTTTACTGTCATTGCTGCTCTTCTAAATTGTTCAGCAGTTGGTGCACCTTTAGCACCTTTCTTTCTCATTTTACCACCACGCTTTCTTTTAGCATGGATATTAGCATAAAGTCCTTTTCTCATTATACTTTCTTAGCTAGTTTTTTATTTATTTTTCTTTGAACTGCTTCTGGTAATTTAGAAAAACCTTTAAGTTTTTTAGGTACATTTTTACCTTTTTTACCATTCTTCATTTTCATACCATTTTTCATCATTAACTATATCTCCTGTATTTAGCTGTTTTTTTTGCAATCCCTTTCGGTTGCTTCACAAATTGTTTGCCCTTTTTTGTTCCTTTTCGTTTTGCTCTTGTCGTTGCCGCATACTCCGCAGATGATAGGGCCTTGATAGCTTTCTCTGGCAAATAACGCTCCCCCGTCTCCGAAGATTTCTTGCCAGATTTCGTTCTCCATTTTTGTTTTCCCCATGCTTTAAGACTCCTTTGACTTTTTGCAAGTGCCATTATGCTTTTCTCCCTTTTCTTATAGATTCTTTACCTTTTCTAAATATAGCTGCTACCTGCGTTTTACCCATGACCTTTGCTCTTTGCTCTCCTACAGTTAGGATTTGTATTTTTCTTGCAAATGGTTTAGATATCTTCTTAACTTTTGCAACAGTTTTACGAGCATCAGTAGGAGTCGCAAACTTAATTCCAACAGTATCCTTAGGATTCTCATCTGTGTAAAGCCTCCTACCAGATCCTTTTGGTTTTTTACCTGTACCTACTTTAGGATCTCTTTTTTTTGCCATAAGATTTCATTTCTTTAATATGTTTTTCAATAACTTTACTCTGCTTCTTATGTAAAGCAGATGCTTTCTTTAATGCTTTAGCTACTTTTTTTATTTTTTTTACCATTTTTTTTCTTTGCTTTACTTGGTAATAAACCTTTATTTACTGCACGAGCACGTTCACTAAATCCTAGTTTTTTACCTTTTTTTATTTTATCTTTAATTGTTGATACTTTTGCTACCATTATATTTTTCTTGCCAATAGTTTTTTCTTTCAAGTAATCTAATTTTATATTCTAAATTATTTATACCTAAAATTTTTTTAATAAAAGATATCATTATTTATATCCCCCTCCTGCAGCCTTATACTGTTTGGCTAGCATCTGGGCTTTTCTGGCTGACCATTGTCCACTCTTTCCAC